TCACTGATCTTAACATCTTGTGTGCCCAATAATTCATTTTGTAATACTAATGCTACCTGACTCCAACCTTCACCAGCTACCATGGCTGTTATAGGTTTGTCGAATCGTTTGCCTGTCCACCAAGTGGGATACTGTCCAGTTAAGTGCATGGCTGTTTCGAAACAGGTTGATACTGTTTTACCAATTCGGTTAGCGGCCAAGATGCCACGACGATCACTGTGTCCAGTTTCAAAGAAGCGTTGTTGATGTTCGAACGGACGAAAGTAACGCAGTTGATTAAACTCCATATCGTCGCGTGTGCTTATAACTAGATCTTCGAACTGTGCTTTTAGGTCTGACGGCATTAGATGTATAGTGTCCAGACCAATGTGATTTTGGTCACAGCAATACTTTACTGCTCGACGCATTAATACACCTGAGTCGAGCATTTAGAATCCTCGACGAATACTATCAAGCTGATAAGCACACTGAACAAGTTCTGATAACTCTTGTGTGCTTAAACGCCAGGTGTCTGGATTGGCTGGATCTACGCCGTTGCGTTTGTCCAAGCCCAACTGTAGTCGTTCCATAACCAGGCGCAGACAATGCTCGATCTGTCCAGGATATTTGACTGCAAAGCCTTCACGGTGAGCCGCATTGACCTTTTGCAAGATCTTGATGTCAGCTACTTGTGTTATTTCAGCAGTGTGTTCTTCGGGTGAGCGCACGTTATAACCAAGGATTATCTAGTGCTTGTGCAGCGTCTCCACCGATAACAAAGTCACGATCAATCCAGGTTTCCCATTGTGTCTTATTACCAATTTTTAGCTTGCTCATAAAATTACGTAAGCGTGTGCCAATAGGTGATAGTTGTCCTGAGGCCGACTGTATGATCTGTTCACCGGTGCGTGGATCTACCCATACATATTTTTCGGGCACATCCTTACCATACTTGTTTACACGCATACCTATAGCACGTTGGGCAATAGGTCCGATAACTTCGTATGTGATAATGTTGTTGATATACTTGCGAAATACTACATCACACTTCTGTCCCTGTGCTGACCATTCTTTGTCTGGATGCGGGAATACTCCACATTGGAATTGCGTTACTGGAACATGGCCAAGTATTTCACTGGGCTGGCGTGGTAATTGACGCAGTGGATCCAAGGGCACTATGTCATTGCGATCAACATAAGGATTCTCTGAACCCAAGAGTGTTAAGTCTGGCACTGAACCGTTGAGCACATCTAAGGCTGTCTGATATTTAAATTTGTTGCTACGACCTTTTAGGTTTAATACTATACCAGTTTGGTCGAATACAAACTTCTCTAACTCATTGGCAGTAGGGAAGTCTGTCATTAGGCCTTCTAAGTCGAAGCCTGTGTTTGCCATTGATCCTGGCTCGATTGCACCTGTGTCTAGTGCGGTTGTGGTTGTAGTTTCTTTTTTCATTGCTGTTCCTTTTCAATTAAATTATGGGATCTATCTGATGCAGGCGATCCCAGCCTGCTGACGCTGAATTACTTTTTAAACTTACGCTTACTGTCTGCTGATATAGATTCTAAGCCAGGCTTTGTTTTTTCTTTATCATCACGTCCACGAGCACCAAATGCATTCATAACCATATCGGCTAAGGGTTCACGTTCTGTTTTGGCTTCACGAAATACACCACGCTTGCCTGCATGAGCACTGGCCATGCCCACACGAGGACCTTGTGATCTGATTGACATTGTCAACAGCATGTGGGTTACGACGGATAGACTCCGGAGTGCGTTTTTTACTGTCTTTTTCTTTTTCTATTAAAACTTTATCTGAGTATTTCATTTCTTAAATCCTTTTAAAGTCTCGGCTAGTCTAGCACGTTGACCCATCTTACCAGGCTTCTTGGCAGCTGCGGCCAATTTTCGGGCTGGAATTTTTTCTCCCTTTTTAACGCCTAGTTCTTTTCGTAATGCACCTGGCTTTTTAACTGCTTCTGCAATCCAAAGGCCGCCTGCGGGTTTTTTAGTTGCCATATCTTATCCTTGACTTGTAACAATGGGTGTTAGATATACTGTGCTGACACCTGTTATGGTAGTGGTCAATATAGTTACGTTACTGGGGGTTAATGGTGGGAAGTTTGAAGCTATCACTTTGGTTGTTCCAGGTAATATAACAATGTTACCGGAGCTAGTGCCTGCACCACCATCTAATGCTACGGTTGGGAATACGCTTACTATAACAACATTACCGCCAGCTTGATTGTCTACACTGTAACTGGCATAACCAGCAACTTGTGGCATAGGTCTTTGTTGAAGCTGTTGTAGCTGATACGGTTGTGGGTTCACCACGTGGGATATAATGTGTTGCCATTATTTTTTTCCTCGTGACATATAGATTGAGTCAGGATTAGGGAACCGTTTCATTTCAGTTGCCTGACCTACATTGTGTCCTTCATTGGCAGTTGCTATTGTTAAACTGTTGGGGTCGCGTGTTACACTTGGACCAATCTCGGTCATACGAGCACTGTGACTGTCACTGGCGTTGCCCGTTCTTGGACCCATACCTTTGTTGATCTGGTCGGGATTCTTAACTAGACTGTTGTAGGGATTGACACATATCGAATCACGACTGTTATCTCTATTGACTCCGTTGCCCATTTGTCCGTTAAAGGCAAATGAACGATTGTCACCNGACTGATCACTGCGCTTAGACTCTGAACTGGTGCCCTGATTCTTTTTTATTGTGTTACTGGGTTGACGACCTAATGTTGTATTTTTCATTTACATTCCTTTTGCCATTTTTACGGCGTGATGATGTTCTTCATGCTTTCGACCATCCGCATGTTTTAGATTCTTGGGATGACTGTGCCGTGTCTGCATTGCTGAGTGACCCAATTCATGTGCTTCAGACTCTAGGTCCGCACCAGCTTCGTGTGCTTCAGGCATTCTTGTTCCACCANCTCGTTTGGGTCCACGAGCATTAGCTTCACGCTGTTTTTCGGAACCTAATTTCATTACTGCGTCTGTTGGGTTTAGGTTATATACACCTTTGTTCATAGTGATTGTTGTCCTTATTTAAGTCTGCCAGTGTAGCTGCCTACGCCATTGACTTCTTCCATATTATTTATACTGTGTTCACTACGGGTCATTTTGGTTTCGCTGGGTCTTACAGCTGATGCATCTACTACACGACTATGGTAGTGATCACTGCGAGCTGAACTATGACTGCTGTGACTCTGAGTGGCTGCTTCTTTACCAGTATCACTCTTAGTTTCCCGATCTGACTTTCCTCGTGCGGCTTCACGCCGTTCACTGTAAGCTATGGCCACAGCTTGTTTAATAGGTTTACCTGCTGATCTTTCTCGGGCAATGTTCTCACCAAAGGCTTTTTTACTTGTGGATTTAATTAAGGGCATAATGTTATTTATCTTTGTATTATTGTGGGGCCAGGGCCATTATGCCCGTGGCGGGCTGTGCTTGGTCAATTCCGGCAAAGTTTCCCATGTTATCATAATATCCAGGACCTTGTGAACCAGCGGCATTAAAAGTATTAGTTGCCGTAGAACCTGCGGGTCCAGTCTGACTTAATTGTGCATCTGAACCAGCGCTCTGACCTGCTGACTGATTGACTGTGCCTGGTGGAATTGGAGCTCCTGGACCCATTGCTCCTGCCTGGAACTGAACATCAGTAGTTTGTGGTGTATTAGTTGTAGTTAAACTTTGTGTTGGTGAAGGTCCAAAGAACTGTGTAGTTGGAGTTGATCCTACTGTAAGTCCTTGTATGCCAGATTGGCCTGTAAACTGTCCTGGAGTTGATAATTGATTGAGTGGCTGGTTAACATTGAATGTTGTTCCTGGCACTGATCCACCTACAAACCCAGTAGGATCGTATGGATTGTTTGGATCTTGCTTGCGTGATGTTGGCATGCCCATGGTGTGTTTACCTTATAGTCCAGGAAAGCGTCTTACGCTGGCTGGAGCTGAGCTTGGGTTTAGTTTTTGGATTCGACTGTTGCCTGAAGCACCAGTGTCCATTCGACGTGCTGATCCAGTGACTGTGTTCTTATGATAGTTCTGACTTACATTAGCCTGGAACTTACTGTGTGGTTCATAGTTGTCTATACTGTGTG